CCATGCGTTATCTTCTGATACATTCCCGGTATCACGCGTCCAGCTCACATCAGCGTCAAGTATATGATCTGTCACATCACGGTTGTACAGCTTGCCGGTAATATATAACGTTGTGGAAAAAGTCTCGATATCAAAATACCACCCCTTTGTGCTGCCGATCCCTATCGTAAATTCCGGGTTCCCTTCCAGCATCGCCCATCCGGCCGCCGCATATTGCGGTTCGTCGGCTGTTCCCGTCATCAGGCACTTCCATTTGCAGCCGTAGTGCCAAACCGTGTCCGCCCGCTCCTGCGTATTGGTGTAAGGATTGTCAGAGGACGCGACTTCGGCCGACCAAAAGCCACGGTCCACCAGTTCCTGTACGGGCAGTCCCTGCCAGTCCACCCGGTAAAGTTCACCGAAGATGCCGGCACGGGCGAATATGTACGAGTGCTTATAGTTGACGGGGAGATTGTCAAACAAATCCAAATTGGGCAAACGCCCCAATATCATGTAATAGTTGTTCTGTTCCAAGACAGGCTTCGTTACTCCTTCCAGCCAGACAAGACATTTATCCGTGGTGGCGGACAAATACCAGTAGCTTTGCCTGTCCTCATTGAAGGCGTTTCCTCTTCTGGTAATGATCGTCAACTCTGTGGGAGGATAGTTTTTACCGCCCGGCACCTCACTGTCCGGGTATGACAACACCGAGATGGAGTTGGCCGGGACATTCTTGGACAGCACGCGCATCCACGAGGCGTAATACTCTCCCGTAGAAAAGAGGTTGTTTACAATCCCGTACACTATATCACCCTCCTGGAATGCGGTGAAGTCATTCTCCCAGCGCTTGCGCAATTTCAGGGTATAAGTTCCGTCACTCTCTAAAGCCACGGACTCAATGACTCCGTTCTCGGAATATGAGGTATCGCCTTCCTGTGCGTTCAGACGGTTATAGATGATTTCCTTGAACACTGCGGAATCGCGTACCTCAAGACGAGACAACTGCATACGACCATTCCTGTCAGCTACAATACCTTTTCCTGCAACCATAGAATCTACCGCCTCACCTACCTCCATACCGCCTAGAAGTTTCAACATAAAACCGGTAAAATCATCCTGATCCTTGCAAATAAATATTTTTCTCAGCTTATCAACATCAGCACCAGCATCAATCATGGCCAACAACAAAGATCCGACACGCAATGCCGTATTCGCTCCGGCATTACGCTCATCCCTTATCTGCTCCGCCAATTTTTTTAATGTGTCTTTAATATCCGCCATTTACTTTTTTATTCCAAAGTAACAACAAAGCCAAAAGCCGTAAAAAGACATCATTTCTTTTTATGATGCCCCCACAAATGCGAACGCATGGAGGTACTGCGCTTGTGATTCGCCTCTTCAATCTTCTCCGCAAGCAGACCACAGAACTCCTCACCATACATATATGCCATCTGCTCTTTCAAGACCATGATCGATGCAAAATAGGCACGTGAGAACCATTCACGGGGTTTGCGAGGTTCACCTGAGGTAATCTTGCCGGATTTTTGTCTATGCATATAATTCTTGCCTCTCAAATCCGGATTCAAAAACTTCAAATCGCCCTTGTTATGCCCTCTATGACCGTCATTATACAACTGGCCGTCGATCTCATATCCCCGCCCCGTACCACAATCCTGATAAATGCCATATTCCATAAACTTATGCTGGATCACAGTCAGTTCACTGCTGCCCATTGTCACATTCTCCGTTATATCATTGTGCAGTAACACCGTATCAACCACGTGCAGTCTCATGATCTTCTCCCTCCAAATAGTGACCATCATCTCGGCCCACGCCTTCTTATACTTTGCCCGATCTTCAGCCGTGGACTTCGGTCTATTCTCATTCCTCCCACTCATCACTGTCATAAATTAGAGATACCGGTTCGGAAACATCAATCATAAAATACAGACCTGTACATCCGGAAATAAAGTATTCACCCAGTTCGCGTGAATACACATTATCCGTATTCAGGTACACCAGTTCGTTATCCAGATTCTCACGGTCAACCAGCATCCTGCTGTGCACCTGGCGGAACAGCTGCCGGCACACCTCCAGTGCCGCTTGGCGTTCCGCCATATCACTGATACGGTATCGCATCATGAGAAACACGGTAAAAGTACGTTTTTTAAAATATCCTCCGGAACGCTTCTCGGTCACTCCGTCATTCGTATCATCTACTGCGAAAAACGCGGATTCGCGCCGAAGATTCTGAAGAACCTCTTCAAGCGAGTTGATACCGGAACAGACACACGGATAAAAAGCGTGAGCCTTGGCCAATTTGTTTTTTTTGCACATTCCTTTAAAATAGGACAGCGCATCGAATAAATTATTTGCATCCATATCTCTGTTGTAACTCCTGTGCCTCGCGAGCCTTCTCATTCAGTTCGGTCAACGCCCGCCAGCAATCCATCTGCAATACTTCTCTCTCCTTTGTGATATCCCCGCCTGTCAATGCCCGAATCTCCGCATTGACGAGTTCAAGCATATTAAAGGCTTCACCCTCCAGTTGTTCCGGAGGACGGAACAGATAGGGAAAGCATTTTGTAAAATGATTCTTAACCGATGCAATCCACAAAAACACGGACAGCAGTTCTTCTTCCGAAGGATTGAACCGGCGGGGATGCCGCCCTTTGCGATCCACATACAACAAAATTGCCATGGAACGCAGAAGAGCGTTATCGCGCGTGCGTAAAAAGCCCTGATAATAATTCTCAATACTGACATACTCCTTAAACGGAACATCATGCAACCGGGCATCCACCGACCGGAACCTGCCGATCCGCCACAAACAGAAAGGCATATCACCCGGACGCTCGATAAAATCCAGCATGTGCAGGAAAGACTGTACTTGCCACGAATGAACAAAGAACCGAACCTTTTTCCATCCGTTGCGAACAGAACAAACCCACCCGTCCTCCTGTCTGCGCAATACAGTGATTCCCAGCAGCCGGACAAAGATATATGTCTTTGCCGTGACCGGATCAAAACGGGTCATGATATAACACACATAACGCAATTGCCATTGCTCCAGCTTGTGCCATGCATCCGGCAGATGGAAGTTGATCAACCTATCCCCAAAAGTAGCAGGTGTCTTCTTTTTCATTTTTATAGTATTCAAAATGTTTTACCTTATACGCATCGCTATCCTTATACGCCGGAAAATCGTCCGGACACCTCTCCAACAAGTTAACCACATTCGCCAGTTCCACACGGAATGCCGGCAACTGCTTGTTGATCCAAAAACCTATCGCCCTACGGAGCGAACAAACCAACGGTATCTCAGCTTCAGCCAGAGACTTATGCCGGATTTGTTCAAGCAAATGATCAAATAAAACTGCGGATATCTCGCGCCGGATATATTCTTCAGCCTCGCTGATTTGCGAACGAAGTTCGAGCAGATCAGTACGGATGGCTGTCGGTCGGCCTGCAAAATCACGCACATGGGCACCGGTATAGTAAAGGGAACTGATCACCAACCGGGCACAAACTGAGGAAGACCAAGCGTCATCACCAGTCATGCCCTCAATAATACAGTCCAGCGCATAATCCGCTTCACGCTGTATCTGCACGCGCAACGATTCAACCCGATCACGTGATGCCGGAGATATATTCTGGTTATTGACAATACCGAACCCCGTATCCGTCAGTATCAGATCCAGCCCCGGGATCGCCTGATAAAACGCATCAAGACAGATATAACGGCACACATCTTCTTTAACGGGCAGCGTATCCACATCCGTATCACTCCCCAGCACCGTGCCGAAGAGTTTATGTTCAGCCTGTTCAAACCGATCTTGTATCGCATCAAACACATACACGTTTGCCGAAGCAGCTGCAAAAACGACCTTCTCAAAAGTCTGTTTATCAATTATCATCTTCATCGTTATTATGGTTTATCCGGTTAGCAGTCGTTGATTTGGCATCGGTATTCTGATCCAGTGTCGTGAGCAGGATCATCGGCACATCCGGATAGACCTTCTCACCCCATCCGTTATAATGAATCACCACATTATGCGGCATATACATCAGATCATGAAAGGCAATCTCAAGCGACTGCTTGAGAGTAAACAGCTCGCGCTTGTCAGATCCGGAGTTATTGGACTGTGACTTGCCCGGAGTGGCTCCCACCAGATTGGGATGAATATTATCACCATAACAGGTAATATTGGACGCCTCTTGAATGTCTTCAGACCAGTCGCCACCCTCTTTAGTCGTATCAATCACATTGATACGCACCATACGGTTCTCCTTGCCGTTAGGATCGATGTAATAACCGGTAATCCAGACCTTGCCGGAATTCTCGATGCCGGACACAAAATTTTTAATATTCTCTTTTTCTTTCTTAATGCGCTCCAGCTGCTTTACAGGCTCGGTTATGTGCTCTTCAGCCAACAGATTGGACCAAAAATCCTTGTGGACTTCAACCTGGTACTTAACCGTCGCATGATTCTTCAGCTTGGCTTTTTTCCCCTTACCAATCAACCGCTTGATGTCAAACCAGTCGCCTCGAAAAATAGAAGTATAGTTGGGTAACGGATAGTATCGGCAGCCGGGTGTCGGAAAACGGACCAAAATGGCAAACTTGCGGTCTTTAGTGGGTATAGACTTTTTTCCGTCCTTGCCGGGTTCACGCCCCATCCGAACCTCCAGATCACCCAACGGGTCTTTTTCGTCAAGCAGCGGCAGTACCTCGATCTCATCCTCACGCAAGGCCGACTTCCGGAAGTTGCCATAGAAAACATGATTGATACGCCCCTTATCATCCGCCTTTTCAAACCGGCAATAACAGGCCTCCTTGTGCCGGAGCCTGACAATCCGGGAACCGTCAACAGACAGTATGATCACCGACACACAGAAAAAATAATACTTCATATCTGTCGCCTGTTCAAGCATGAAGGAAGGTATACTGTTATGCAGCATCCATTTTTTAATTTCCTTATCAACAGTCGGTCTGCCCGTATCATAGTCATTATACTTCTGCCCGGCACCATAACAAGTAAGCACATTGAACAACTTGTTCTGAGACATCACCTCGTCAACCCCTATCAACCTGATCAGCTCATACGGTAGCCTGTTGTCAGCGCCCCAGTTCACGTATTTATAACCTTTCGCCCCCGGCAACGTCGTCGAGGACACATCTTCGCCATCCTCGTCAAAAACCGCCGAACTGTCCTCGACCGTCTCCATGGACGCCTGCACGCCGGATTTACCCACCTCAAACACACCTGAAGGGATATAGTCCAGCCGCACCCTGTTGTTTGTCTTATTTTTCATAAATAAACCTCCATACCATTAATTGAAAACAATGTGATATCACGCAACCTGCGCGGCAGTCCGGATTTGGGACACTTGACCAGATGCGTACCTCCCCGCCAATGGGAACCGATACAGATCACCCCCTTGTACTCAATGATGTCACCTGTGGACAATTTCCAGACACGCAAATCAACCGGCTGTCCGGATTCCAGCAGCCGGATGGCATCAAGCCTATGTATTACCTTTATGCCCATATCACTCAAACGTATAATCAAATGTATTATCAAACACACGTCCGGCACGCGGCAACTGCAAGATATTGTGATTACGCTGCGCATACCGATAAGAGAATGTAAAGAACGGCAAATGATCCAGATCGTTGCTGCGCTTCGATTCCGACTCGGTGATGGTAACCTCCTTGCCCACTGTCGTACCGTCCAGCAGATAAATCTCTTTAGATCGGAACAAATCATCAAGCCACAACGCCATCTCATGTGTCAACACACCCGTATTGGCCTTGAACACCTTGGTCTCATCAATCCGATAATTACGGAACATGCCATTAGTGTAAGCGGTGGACCGGACGTATTCCGGCTCCAACGCATGAGTTCCAGTACAGTAAACCGTCTCCTGGCACCCGAAAGAATTGGTGAACAACAGAACCGGAGCGACATCGGGCGCATCAGGATCGAGTGAGAAAGTCTGCGTCCGTACTCCGGCATGAATAATATAGCGCACCAGCTCGAAGCCCGGTTTGACCAACAATTCGGGAGAAACTTCTACCGTAACGATCTTGTCCGTATCTGTCACCTGCCGCAAACTCACCTCACGGGTAGACAAACCGTCTTCGTCCCGGTAATAGACACAGGTAGCAGTCACAGGACATGCCTCAGTCGTGACCAGATGCACGAACTCCTTGCGCCCTATCGCCGTAATCTTCTCTCCCATCAGCGTGGACAAAAAATAGCCCGCCATAAAATCCGCAGCCGGCATGGAGGACTCCGCAGCACAGAACTGCACCGTAAAGTTTTTATTCTGTTCGGATGATCCGTCCGTTATCCGATAACTGCACCGTTCTATCAGGTTTGTTGCCAAATACGGTTCAATCAAGCCCTGCAAATCATTGATGGTTATCCGGCCGGAAGCATCCGGAATGTAAGTTTCGGACAGAATCTCTTTTTCTCCGACTGTCAATGAGAGAACAGCCTTATTCTGATCCGTAGCGAACACCAGCTCGTTCAGTCCGGAACTAAAGGCATAGGCTGGGATATCCTTTACTAAAACTATCATATAACCTTTTTTATTTCAAAAATAAGGCAAATACCACAACCTATAAAAGACAAGGACACCCTGTCTTGCAACAGAATGCCCTCTATGTAAAATGTATAAAAAATGTTTCTTATCGACGCATCATCATCCATTTGGGACGATTGTCACTGTCTACATGGATGTGATAGCCCGTATCACGCATCGTAGATGCAATATCATTCAAGGACAACTCCACCATATCAGACAAATCATCTTGAATATCTTGTGTGCTTTTCAACAACACATCATCACCATCGGGTTGATCAGCCGGAAGAAACGCCATCAGATATTCAATCAATACATATTCCTCTACACGAGATTGATTGGGAGTAGAATTATTTTTCATGCTTCACCTCCTTTGTAACATAGTCATGCAAAAACGCATCTAATCGGATTAATTGTTCATGATTTATTTCGGATATATCTCCATAATTTTGAGCAAATAAATGGAATTTGATTTCTTTATTACCGTCACTACCTATCTCGACAGTCTTCATTATTGAAAATTCGTCATTCATCGCAAACCTCCTTCCAACATTTTCGGGTCTGAAGCTTCACAGAAGCGAAACTCTCCACGTACAGGATAAATGTGAACTATGAAGACAGTATTATACGGATTCTTATCGGGATAGACCTCAATACGTATATCATTGTTTCTGGAAACATCCACACGAAGCGGTTTGGTTCTTGGAAACTCTTCATCCAACATGGACGCTTTGGCACGGACAGCCTCAATAAAGGCATCACGTGACAGTTCATCAGGAATCAAGACATGAGTGAAAGTGGAAATCCATTTGTTCATAGCCCTGCCTTTATTGTTGACAGACAGGTAAGTTTTGGGTTCATCAATAAAGAATTTCATCTCAGACCTCCTTTCCAAGCAAGATGTAACGACACAACAAACCAAGCCAAGCAAAGCAATGCAGGAACAGCCGACACAAAACCGGTACATACCAATGCAGAAAAAGCCAAGGAAGCATGAGCCATAAGGCACACCTGACGGTTAGACACTGATTCTTCAAGAACTGAAGAAAATAATTGATTCTCACGGTTCAGCCACATAGTTAGGACTGACGATTTGCTCACGACATTTATGTCGGTAGCAGGAATTGAAACTGTTTGTTTCATACTGTTTGATTGTTTAGCTTTTTAGACAGAAAAACGGCTGTCATCTCCCGTGTCGCTAAACAATCAAACAGTGTCACTCCGTAGAGCAAAACAAATGATTGGGAAAGACAGCCGTAACTTTATCACAAAAGTTGTGACTTCTACAATATCTTAATTATTGGGCATAAAAAAAGCCCATCAAAATATGAGCATTAACCGCGCTCTACGTACATGACGAACATGTTTAATTGTTTAGCACTGCAAATATGAGGATTATATTTGAGAATGCCAAACTTTTTATTAAAAATCATCTGTAAATGTTCTCTTTGTTTTAAACGCTTCCTTTATTAAATTATATTCATCTATAATGAATTTACTTACATTATCTTTTCTTGGTTCAACATCATAAATATTATCATTCACCTCAAATCTAATTTTCTTAAACCCTTTTTTTAAACCGTCAATCAATTCATCTGTCAATTCTATATAGGCATAAATATCATAGGTGTAAAAAACACTATATGTTAGAACATGAGATTCACCTACCGTATCTTCATCATAAAATAAATTCTTGGTTTTATAAACTGAATCATCTCCAAACTTTATCAACACAGGAGAATCTTTTTCTATTTTTAATTTTGTGTCAGCTTCATGAATACCAAAACATATTTGATAAGTTATAATAGAGTCTCTCTGAATTCCTAAAACCATAATGCGAAGCGACCTTTCTTTTGTTGAAGTACCAATGAAGCTATATCGATAATCACCCCATATCCATCTTAATCCATCACTTGAAATCTCATCTTTGGCTATAGACGCTTTTCTTTTTTGTGGATTAGAAAAAAGCTCTTTAATGGCCTTGGGTGGTGTTATTGCGCTATTTTGTGCATGCGCCATTAAACTCAATAACATAAAAACAACAAATAGGAATTGCTTTAAAAAAAATTGTTTCATATCTTATACAATTAATAATTTTTGACTACAAAGATATAAAAGGAAAATCGTATCTTTGTAAAAAATGAAATGATTATGACAATAATACAGTATATTAAAGCCAATTATAAAAGTAGGGACAAATATCTATTCATCATGTGCTTTATCATCAGCTTTATAGCATCCATGATAGCAAGAATGATATAATAGATCCTACAATCGCACCTATTATTCCGATGATTATTTCTCTCTTGAAATCATTCTTTTCTCTTTTTATCTCTGTCTCAGAAAGAAAGTTTTCATAAGATTTCAGTCCCAACCGCATCGCCTTTTCTCCTTCTTCCGTCAAGAAGAACATTTTGCCCTCTCCTTTCAATAGCTTAGACCCCAACAGAACTCCTAATACAATATTGATGTCTTTTAAACTATACAGAGGTTCGTCCACTCTGAAATACAGATAATCTTTTACGCCTAAATAGGATCCACGACCATTATTATATGTATATTGTAAAATGGCATCAGCTATCTCTGTTTGAATCTTGTTCATTTTATAAAAAAACATCTCCTCATATCGTGCGCCAACCGGAACCACCCGGAACCCGATTTTACGGGTTACACGATATGAGGAGATGCAAATCGGTTTTTATTTGGCAATGTAAAGTTAGGAATTCTGTTGTGATTAACAAACGAGAAGAAAGAGAAAAATCCCGTCAAGAAAAACTTTATTTATTCTTCTCCATCTGTAGCATTCATATCTTTAGGCTTTAAAGTATTTTGCTCACAAGCATCATCCCCCTTCACCTCAATAGTATTATTTGTTAACAAATCTATTTCTTTATCAAACAGTTTAAATATTCTTTTAGTAATCATCAAAAGATTAAGCATTATATGCACTATACCACCATAAAACAATGTTCCTATAATAGTATATATCAATCGATGATAGCTTATTGAAATATTTATATATGAATTAACTATTTCAAATCCAACTTGCTTCCCATAGTTCAAATTCATGAATAATGAAAGAATCAACATTAACAAAGAAACGGGTATCAAATAACAGATATTATAAAATGTTTCTTTAATCAACGGAACTCTTTCTTTATTATGTCTAGTTACTATTTTATTCATAACAAAAGAAATCAGAGTCGCAAGAAGATTAATGAAAATAGGGATAAATATTGACAGAAATAAAGTCAGAGTGTTCATGATTTCCTTTGAATCCGCATAAAACAAAAGAGCAAAGGAGAAACCAAGAGCCAATGGTATAAGATAAAAAACCAACCAATTACTGGTCTCAGATTTTAGAACCTTATTTTGGCGTCTAAATATTTCCGTAATATCAATAAACGTAAAATTCATAATCAACTAAAAATAGAGAATTCTGTATGTTCTTTTATAAATGCCTTAACCTTTTCTTTTATAGAAACATAGGAAGAAAATCCCTTAGCATTAGTATCAACTATAAGATCATAATAAGGACGAATTAAATCTTGCTGCATACTATTCAAATACAATGTACGCGTTTTAGCCTGCTTCCCTGTTCCTATAGTCGTTGTTACCTTCCTATTTGCATTATCAAATATATCATTTAATTCTGAACTTTCAAACAAAACCTCCTTAGAATTGATCATTCTTTTAATATCATTTTCTTTATCTTGCCCCAAATTGTTCTTGAACTTTACGACCAACTCCATTGTATAATCTGCCCTATCAAGATTTCCAAAATAACGATTTGCCGTATCCGAACTTTCCTTGCTAGCCGTTAAAGTAACAGAATTATACCGTCCAGTGTTTAGTTCCTCCAAATACGAGGAAAGTATGATATTTGTTTTTTCAATAGAATATCCTTTATCTATACCATAATAATTATTTATAAATGTTTTTAACAGGATTACCATCAAGGGAAAAATACCCTCATTATCTGTACGTTCCAATATCAACAAAGCTTTAGAACCACGACGGGGAATTTTCAAGAAATAGAAAAAAGGCTTAATTATAGCCTGGTCTTTATCTACCTTATACGCAATATCATTAGGAGAGTCTTTATCTGCGATCTCATATTCTTTACCATACGCACCTGTTTCTATTATTCCGCAAATATACCTTTCCTCTACATTCCTATGGTGATACTTGACCGTTTCGCCTTCAGCATTTATTTCCTCAGCAGGAATTCTTACAGTTCGTTGTAGGACTGGTATATCTCCTGTTTTATTCATATCAACATGATGTACAAAACCACAATCCTTACTTGAGAGTATATCAAAAAAATCAGGATCCTCTCCAAAATCTAATAATTCTCCTCTTTTTTTTATTTGAATGCCAAAAACTTCTATAGTAGTTCTCATAGTAATATGGCGAATCCCTTATCAAAACGCGCCCAAAGGTATTAGTGTAACCTTAACCCGATTTTACGGATTACGTCTTGAAAAGGGATTCATGTCCTGTTTTACCAGTATTTATGTCACTAAATTTGAGGGCACTGCAAATATAATAATAATATCTGACAATACAAAAGAATACTTTTATTCCAATAAAAAAGCTCCCACCCCGTGGGAGCCTGACTAATCAAGTTGCCTGTCATGCTGTCAAACAATAACTACACAACTGATAAGAACTCTTGACCGATACGATGAATACCGTCAATAATACGTTTCCGCTGCTCCTGGCGCGGAGTACGCAAACCGCTTGCATAATGTGAAAGTTGCTGCTGGTTGATACCCGAAGCCCGTGAGATGGCAGCCAACGAAGTAAACTGCTCGCACTTACGAAGTAAGGCAGCCATTCCCAATTCAACATCAAACTCATAATCACCTCGAACCAGCCAATCGGGAAGCACCTCACCATCCTGCACCAGCCCTTCAATATGCTCACGAACCGCAGCAGCCAGTTCATCCATTAGCCCCTCATAGCTTTTGGATGTAGCGACAACCATTCCGCACAACACATTCTCTTCGGTGACCGCACCGAAATTCTTGCCACACCAATCTACTTTTACTTTAATTTTGCCCATAACATATCTTATCTTTTTAGCAGGATGGAAATAACACCCTGCCTGTTTCCAAAGCTACAGGGCAATGCCTTATATTGTATCCGCCGCACGGCGAATACGGTCAGCCAAATCAACCAAAGCCCCTCGCAACTGCTCTTTTTCGGCATCGCTGAACTTTTTGCCGTTTGATTCGTCCAATTTTTGGTATATCCATCCGCTTGATTTACCAAAATAGGAACGAGCCATTTCACGCCATGACAGCACCATCAGAATGTCTTGCAACTTTTGCTTGACAGTCATTTCTTCTTGAACCAATACCACCTTTTCCATATTCAAATCATTTAAAAATTTATTCGTAGTAATGCCTGCCCCAAAGGGCAGGACTTTTTCAGTCTTCTTTCGGAAGATCCACCATTTGGTCGAAAAGCTCTTGAGCGTACCACAGCAATTGCGGATATCCATTTGGATAAGCATTCTGTAGGTTGCGAATCGCCTCGATCAACTCAGCTTCTTCTGCCGAAAGTTTCATTACTACAGTGTTCATAAGCGCTTAATTTTTGAACACCACAAAGATAGTACGAATTTTCGTATTATCAAAAAAAACAAAGTACGAATTTTCATATTATTTTTTATATCATCCCCTCCGTGGTTGAAGGAACGGAAAAACAAAAAATTCCGCTGTCCCGTCGGCTGCCGTCGTGTGAACTTGTGAGCGCGGCGGCAGCCGACGGCAAATTTTCAAGCCTGCCCCTAAAGACAGGCTCTTTCTTCCCTATCACAATTTCCCCTCATCCCTGTAAGAGTAATATGTCCCATTCCCCAAAATCACATGGTCCATTAACTCAACCTCCATCAACTTTCCTGCTTTAGACAGCTTTTCTGTTACATCATCATCCTGCCTGCTGGGGTTGACCGCTCCTGACGGGTGATTATGCAAAACCACCATTGCCACCGCACAACAAGACAAAGCCTCTTTCAATACCAACCGTACATCCACCATTGTGGAATCAATTCTACCGATTGATATTCTCTTCCTTTTGATTACCTTATGGGAGTGGTTTATAAAAACCACCCAAAATTCCTCCTGTTTCAAATCGGTCATGACAGGATACATATAATTATATATATCCTTGCTGCTCAATATCTTTTCCGGCTCTTTGTTCTTGCATCTCTTGTATAATTCGATAACAGCTTCGGCTACTTCCCTGCGTGCCGGTGTCAGACTTTCCAAAACTTCTTCAAAAGTCATATTTTCCTGTTTGGAAAACTCCCTACGGTTCGTCACCTTATAAATTAACTCACTCTGATTCAACGCCCTGTAATCTCTATCAAATAATGTATTCATACCCATTTATTTTAATAATGTTCTACCTAAAAAATAACCTCCCAACACTTCAGCACCGAAATTTTCAATCTCGCACGCAAAACGGGCATAAGAAAAGCCACGGGTTATAATATCATCGAAAAGAAGCACCTTTTTTCCGTTGAAAAAATCCCGATTAAACTTAATGATATGCACCGATTCAATATTTTTTCCGTTTTGGTTCTCATGAACGGCAAGCCGTTCCCCCTCAATGGTTATCGCCTTGTATGCGTTGGTAGCACCCGTCAAACGGCACACCTCTTCCGCAAATTCCTCATAACGGATAGCATTCGCCACCGCCGTACAGGCAGGAATACAGGCAAATGTTATCGTATCACACAAACTACCGAACTGCGCCCGTATCTGCCTAGCCACCAGTTCCGCCACCTTGCCGCTACGTCTGCCGTCCTTAAAATCCCATATCAATTGCCGTATCTGCCATTCCTTTTCGGTAGCTTCGTACTTTATCGGCAAATAATCGAAAAAAGAGATTATCGGCTTTTGCCACTGTTTCAAATAGTAATCGTTGATTTTCTGTGCCATAATCATATCATTTAAATTCTTGAACTTGAAGCCCGGAGGGTGTGAGCCTTTAACCTCTTTCTCCCTGCCTGGAGCTTTTTTTTATTCCGTCGCTATCGCTCGGGGTATGTTTCGCCTTTATGCTGCATCAGAAGGTGTTACAGGACACATAAAGACAAGTTTTCAGAAAAACCAACGGCTTGAATACTACCCTTCAGGGTGGAGATTTTTTTCAGAACAGAGCCTGAACTTGGCATGTGGCATGGAACATTTACCTTCGCAGTATAAAGGAGATACATACCCCGGGGGAGAGCGACAAACAAGGGCGACAGGCAGGAAAGAGAGAAAGAGACAAACCACATCAAAAGAACTAACGAGTGTTCTTTTACCGCTGCTATCGTGCGTGCGAAAATCCGGTATTCGGCTATAATGAAAGCATAGCCAGCGGATTTTCGCACGCACGATAGGGTGATAGCATATTGGAAAACAATGAATTACCTTTTAAAAAGCCCTGTTTTTACGCTGAAAATTTCAGTTTTCCAGCGCTCAAAAAAATGATTGCCTATTTACCAAGCATTTACAGCCTTTTTCACCCGCACTTTGTGCGGAACTAGCGAAGCGTACCCCCCACCGCGCTATCGAAAAAATCATTACCCACCCCCAAAAAGCAGCGGAATATGTAACTTATTATTACCAAGCGGACGGTATGCCGCAAACTAGGACAAAAAAACCGCACATCATATGATGCACGGTAATGAGATATATACTTCGGTAATCTCTACAACGCGGAAGTAACAAACAGGTTGATATGGGTATGTGGAAATTTCTCACAACCGATACACAAGGTATCAAACGCATCGGAGCCATCGGTACGCCCTTCAAGCCGGTCCTCCTCTGTTTCCGCCAGCTTCTCACCCCGTTTGTCCTTGCCCCCATTGTACACACCTGCCGTCTGGATGGATATCAGCAGATCTTCATTATTCTGCTCGTTAAAGAAAGGTATAAGATTCGCCTGTCCGGACAACATACGGTTGACCAGCAGATATTTCTCAATGTGACTCATAGGCTTGCCTATATACACTTCATCCACCTGCCAGCCACGCTTGCGGAACTCATGCGCAATAACCCACCTGAAATCCTGATCATTGACTGCATAATTGGAACCCAATGCCGTACTGTCATAGTAAAACACCACCTTCTTACGCTTGTGATGCCGGTAATAAGTACAAAAATCATCCACCAGTTCAGGCAACTTACGTTCGTACTTTACAAAGAAGGACTTGAGCACTCTCAGCTTGCGCCCCTGCGGCTGTCCTGCCACCAGCCAGTTGATATTCGCATTGTAATCGAAAGCTATGCAGATGGGCATTTGAGTCTCCACATCGGCATCAGCCAACGAAGTGGGAACCTTGAGCTTGTCAAACTTGTACTCCAAACTGTCAAGGTAGGAAAAGTTGGTAGCACTGTACTTGTGACCGGAACGCAACGAAGAATAGAATCCGTCACGGGTGATGCCTATGCGCTTGCACAGGATAGCCGTCATGAAGGTCAACGGAGGCAGGTCACGTTTCATATCATTAACCCACTTCTCACCCAACACCTGCATGTTCCAGATACTTGAATATTCCTTGTACATGACCGCCACGGAACGCATCCGGCACAAATCACGTGAAAGAGTACGGAGATAAGAACGCAGATAAGCAGGTATCTCCTTACCTGCCGCAACCAGCTTCTTGATTTTATCTTTGGTCTTCCATATTTCAAAAACAGCGCCCTGTATCACCTCAATCAGTTCGGGATCACACTTCTTCTCATAATCCAGGAACCAAGACCCTTTTTTAGTGACCGGCATATCAGAGGAGATCAACATGCCATGGTGAAAAAAGTGATGCCCGAAGTGCTGCTTGTTACCACGATTGGCCGGAAGTGTCTCATCCTTCAGCTGTTCGAAGTCAATAAACTTGGCTTCGTCAATATCCAGTGCGTCATAAGAATGCGAGTTGGATGTACCGCTCCGGTCCTGAGAAATGATATAGCCGATTGATCCGTTATACAAGGATAGAATATTCTCCCAGTTATCGGGTTCAAAAATAGGCTCACCCCACCCCCATGACTTCGGCGGCTTGCGACCGACACACCAATGCAGGTCACGCTTAAATCCCCAGTTCTCCCAATGTATCAGCATGGAGGGCAACGTATTAGTCAAGACACGCTTGCAGTTGGCACCGACAAATCCTGTAATGGAACCGGGCATACGCTGCATGTTGCGCAAATTCCATGCCGCATGAATCAATCCTTTCCCGATACCACGACCACCCACAATCACCGAATCTTTGGCCGCCGTGTACATCACTTCCTGCTGAGGGTCATTAAAGTATTGTTTCATTATTCTTTCGGTTTAGGATTAAAGATATCATCTTCATTGAACTCAACCTCTTCAAAGTCCACATCCTCAATATCGTCAGACCAATATTGTTGAATCTTTGATTTAATTCTATCCCGGACATTAGGAATAGGCTTGATGCCAAGCACGGTCGGATCATCCGTCGGCTCGAAAGGCTGCACTATAATCTTATCATAACCTTTGTCCAAGATGTCTTCTTTATCCAACTGGGTGTATTTGCCATAATAATTGGCGGCAGCCCCCATGGCGCGCGCATCCTTGATACGCCGGGCCATTTCGAAGGTCTCATCAATCATCTGGCAGAACTTGTAGCGATGGTAATCCTTGGTTGTCTTGGCCAGATCACCCAACAGACGCTTGATAATGCGTACATCATCGTATGCGGAAGATTTGCTGATCTTGTAGCGATACTCCAGTTCCTGCACAATCTCCAAATCTTTTTTGCGCGGGAACTGTAACCAGTAATTATACATATCCCGGAGCCGGATCAACCGCTGTTGAATCAGTTCGGGAATGCCGTCAGCCGCCATCTCGTTGACATCGGCGAACAGATATTTCTCACATACTTCTATCGTAGCAGGTACAGGCATAGTTATTACAGATCTTCATCAGCGTCCATATTCAACAGATAACCGTTTGTCAACGACACCGCCAACGGACTGCCCACATTCGCCAGTTCGATCTCCTGTCTACGCAGTTTCAGTGCAGTGGATGCTTTGGCGTGATAATACGCCCTGGAAACAGGCGAATTACGGTCAAGGATATCCAGACGCAACGTGTCCGCATCCACATCAAGCAGCACTGCCATATCGGATATAGGGGTCAGCAGAGCCGCCAGCTCGCTAATCCGATCAAGTTGTTCCGTTGAATAGACCATCCAGTTGTATAGCGTTAGTATTAATAATATGAGCGTAACGCTCTCTCAGTTGTATAAAAACAGCGGGATCGGTTGTGATGATTCCGCTCTCGACACGATTGCCCCTTGTCTGATTCTGTGAGGTGCATATCGACACCTGCCACCTTGCATTTTGAATGAGAATCACTTTTGAATGATTTTCAGACAGGTACACTTCATCGAACACATTGGCTATGAAAGTATAAAGATTGACCGTCTTACGGGATGCTTTCAAGTCCGCCAACATGGTAGCCCGGATAAGCTGACCGCGCCGCTTCAAGCGATAGATCCGGCGGAGAAACTCTTCGGAAGTGGAAAAGGTGGAGATGTAAATCTCCGCCGGACCAGTCTCGCTCAGAATCATCTCGATGATGTCGAATAGCTGCACACGGTTATCCAAATACGCTTGCAAGGGTGCTTCGGACAGTGACCGCAACAGTTGCCTAACCTTTTTCATCGGTTGAGATGATCACTCCCACCGCCGCCAGTTCCGCTGCCTGTGTCTCATCCACCACATTACCGGTAGCAATCAGGAAGTCATACCGCTGCTGCACCTTCTGCAACAAGGCAGTAAACTTGCCGGCATCTGTATCCTTCAACTCCGCCAGCTTCTTCTTGTTATCAGACAGATACTTGCGTGCCGCACCCACTTTTTTAGCGATTTCAGCCGGGTCCAGACCGGAAGCATCTTCCGTCTTCGTCACCGGATCACCAGGCTTATAATCATCGTATGCCTGCAGGTTGGCACGATACTTCTTGTCCGCTTCATCAAGCAGCTTCAGGTATTCGTAACGGTCACAAGCCGGCGCCGACTCCATGCCCTTCAGCTGCTCAAACAACTCTTTGATCTTAAACCATAACGCCCCGTTATCCGTCCACAGACGTTGAATCTCAGGGGGAAGGCGGTCATGATCCATACGCCTGCCTTTGGCGACATTCGCCTCCGAGAACTCATCATCCACATCCAGTACCGGGACACCTCCGTCTATGATCCGTTGTGCGGAAGGTATGACCGTGATATTCATCAGTGCGATATCAGATACGGTTTTTCCATCCAAACGGATTTTCAAGTGCTTGCGCAATTCGTACTCCACCTTATCGGCAAACTTTTCCGGCTTGCGGATTACATTCTGAAACAAAATCTTATTACGGTTCAAGGACAACAACAGAGTGGCCCCCGCCACCACATCACGCTCAGAAGGCGGTGTATCCAGATAGTCCTGTATTTTATGAGTCAATTTCTCATCCATATATTAAAATATTAAAAAAGTGGCGGCATAGACCAGCCACACCACCACTCCGATTTATAAACTTAAAGAATCAAGGCTCATCCAAAGAAGAATCGCTCCATGCGGAACCGTCCGCACCGGAGATATCCCCATCCTCCGTCTCAATTTTACCCGGATAGAAAGGAGCCGGGCACACATCGGTCGCTTCTATCTCAAGCGTGGTACCGGCCTCTCCGGTTACTCCCTCGCCCAATGCCTGGGCGGGCTTGGTCACTGTCTCGAACTCCTCACACCCCATCACACGGAACTTGCCGTTGCGCTGCTGTACAAGAAAGACCAGATCATCGGCCATCGCCTGACGGCAAAAACCCGCCGCATCTTCTTCAGTACCCGGATGCTTGATCGTGCATTTGTTCAAAGACGTGGTGCTCGGACGTTCTCCCTGCACCTCGGTAGTCACATTGGATTTGGCGGACAAGGAATTGATCGTAAGCCACTTCTTTTCCGCCGCCATCGTGAAATTACCCTTGTAAGTCGCCAACTCTCCCATGCTTTTCACCTCTTCGAGTTTGGGCAGTTTGGGCCAAGCTGCAATATTGGATTTCTTCTGAAAGAAAACCTTCGGACGGATGCCCGGAAGCACCGTCTGACCGTCACACCAGTTCAGTGACTGGTAAATATCCGCTGTCGTACAATCTTTTGCCATATCACCTCCTTATTTTAGATCGGGGTTGTACCATCAATGGATGCCACCAGCAGACGCTCCTTGGACAAACTCTCGAACTCCACACCGAAAAACATCGTCGCGATAAACTGGAGCACAAATGCCTTGAAGCGTGCCACCTCCACGTTCTCTTCCTCACCGGTCTGATTAACACCCACCAGCATGTTACGCTTGACCGTCATGTGGATGAACGGACTGTTCTTCTTATTCGCCAACGGCACAATGTTCACATTGTCAAACCCCTCGACATAGTACTGCTTGTATTCACGGTTGTACGGGATCGCTCCTGTAGTGCTCTTGTAGTCCTCACAATAGTCGAAAAGCACATGTTTCGGAACAAACAGCTTGACCGAAGACTCCTCGGTCAGCATATCGTCAGCCGCCATGCAGACCGCTTTGAGCGTATCGACGGCATTTTCTTTGGTAATCGCCTCAATGACCTTGTAGTTGCCCAACTCTTCAGAAAGTTTTTTGCCATCCAGCTCTTTTTTAGTAATGGTGTCAAAGCCATTGAACAGATCCTTGGAAGTCTCACCCGAATCATTACGGACCGCATTCCACAGTACCATATTCAGGTTCTTGCCCAACTGGGCGGTCAGATACGCCAGCACCTTACGGGTGATCTCGGTATTCTTCAACGCCTCGCCCTTGGTAATGTCGGAACCCCACATGGACTGATAAATCTTGTTCGGTGAGAAATTACGCACGACAGAACCGAAGTAGGTATACAGGGTGCGCGGATTGATCACCACCTCACTGTTATCCTCACGGGTTTCGGAGTACGGTCCGAACTGCATGTCACCCGACAGTTCACCCACAGTCTCGGCATAACGGATTCCCGGACGTAAGGTCATGTGCTGCAAAGAACGTGATAGCCCCAATACAGGCATCTGCAACAACTCCTTACGGTACTTGCGAGCACTCTTCTGAAGATCCTCGCTGGTAATATTCACGCTAACTTGTGCCATATCAAATATAGTCTTTAACTTCGTCATACATGGATGCAGCGGACACCGCATCATTTTTTTCGTCTTCTTTCACACTCGTGGTGGTAGTGTCACCATCGGATTTTTGCAGGTTCTTGATCTGCTCGTCACGCTGTCTGACCAGATCCTTCTGTTCGCCGACCTCCGTTTCCAGCGCATCCAGCCGGTCATTGACAGCCCTAACCTGTTCCTCGGTGAGTATTACCTTGCCATCCGAGTCCTCCACCCCCTCCACATTCAGAAGGGTGTTGATTTTGGTGTAATCTTTTTTCATTTCGGAAACAATAGAAGGGACGGACTGTTTTTCTTTGGATGAAAACAATCCGTCCAGTTTAGTTAATATTTTGTTTAGTAATTTATGACTATCAGCCGTATCCCGCTCACTCCCGGACGCAACCGGCAAAGGGGACAACCCCAGCATATTGACCTTGCCTTCATAAGCGGCAAGATTGAGCTTATCCTCATCGCCCTCGATGATCTCGTCCACAAAGCCATACTCCAACGCCTCTTGTGCGGTCAGCCACCTGCCCGCCTTCAGAACATCAAGAATATCATCTACCTTTTTGTTGCACTTGGCCGCATACATGTTCGCCAGTACCAGATCAAACTTGTCGTTCTGCAGCTTGTTCTCCTTCAGCTCATCGATGAGCTGTTGGATCTGGTCAGCGTTATACTGCCCCCAGGCATCCACCCAGTTGCTCACCTTGTGCACCAGGAACAGACAATATCTGGAAATGCACACCTTTTTCGCACCCAGTGCGGCAATAGTAGCCGAACTTGCCACCAGCCCATACAGGTAGGCGGTCACGTCTCCATGATCAACAAACTGCTGACGGATATCCAACCCGTCATCAACCGCACCTCCCAAAGAGGAGATGCGGACATTGACAGGCTTGCCTTTCAAGCCTGCCAGCTGATTGCGGACATACTGCTTGGAGTAGCCCCAACGGCCAATGTAGTCATCTATGTTCAGGTTATAGGTCATATCACATTTTTGATTGCAATATTACACTATACCTTATATATATAAAAATACCTAATCTATGATACGAAGCAAGGGCAGAATGCCTGTATAGGTGGCCACCATGGCACTTCCACACCTGGAAGAGAGGGTATCGGGTATAGTATCTGTGAAGGTAATGAGGGAATACGGGCGGTCACCTGAACCCAGCATAAAATATTCTCCGGACACAGTCCGAAGCCGGAAGCACAGCTTCTTGTTGCCCACCTCGAACCGTTCAGACAGGAAAACCGCCAGCTTAGATACGAAAACACGCTGTTTGTTCTCGATTTTGTCGCTGACTTCGACCGAAGCCAGTCCGACCATGGGTAACCGCGTAAAGTTTGCGGCCGGTGGAACCAAGGCAAATTGTTTTTTTACAACTGTCATGGCGGTCAGTTCTCGGACTTCACAGTACTCCACACGGCTGATGTAGTGAATTTCGCTCATAATTGTTCGGTGTTGTTCGCAGTTGTTCGGTGTTGTACAAAAACAGGGGTCTTATCCTCTCTTTTTCTTGTTAAAGAACCTAAAAACATGCCTTTCCGGTTATAGGCATTGCGCATCCGATAGTATTTCTGCCGGACTGTCTCTATGTAGTCAATGTCAATGCCATGCATCTCGCACCAAGCCGCAATTGTCTTGTTCAGCCCCACAGAACTGCTGGTCATATCCCCCAGTTCAGACCAAAGATTGCGCCGGAACAGGTCTTCGATGGATTCAACCACCGCCTCTTTGGCCAACGGACCCAGGTAATTGTACACTGCCGGATCTTTCGCCTTGGAATCAGGGATCACAATCGCGACCGTATCATCGGACGGCATTTCGGGTAACTTGTCCGGTGGCAGCTTCTGCAGAAAGCGCCGTATAACCGAGTTCTCATTGCTCTGTGCCGGAAAACGCACCGGATTGCCCAGCGAATGTGTCAACCACTGAGCCAGGTAATGCTCCAGTTTAATATAAAACACGAAATCTTTCATAATCAAAAGTTTATCTACAAAGATACACATTTTCAGCTGTACATAAAAAAGAATAATCTGAAAAATGCGCTTGGAAAAGTACCCTGGGGCAGGATTTCTTGTATTTTAACAACACGCGTGCATTTGCCCATGAATATATATCGGTACGTTTTTGTTGTATCTTCGGTATAGTTTGATTTGCCCAGAAATTTATGCGTTTTTGCAACCCTGCATTTTTCAACAACAACACACTGTAAACCATCATATTACGAAGACACAAAAACAAAAAAGCATTTTGCAACCGGGTACATAACTTTGTAATCTTGCATCTTTGCGCCAACCTAATTTAAGCGGTTGCAAAGTTTTTGTAGTTTGAAACCGATCCGCAACCGTTTTTGTAGCCGACTTGAAACCGACATAACCCCCTATTTCTTAATTATTTATCTTTCCTTTCCTATTTTGGGTACAAAGTTGCAAAGTTTTAGTACAAAAAAGGAAAAGAGGACGGAGAAACAGCAATCAACCGCCGTCATCGGTTGAAAAATGCAAAGGAACGGTCGGTTATGTATCTTTACATGATGCAGGAAGAATAGAAAAAGGGCGTGTATGTTCCATAACCGAACATACACGCCCATAGGCACAGTAATACAAGGTTGCAATTATCCAAGTCTTTTTTTGCGGGGGCGGGGGAAAAGCTCCGTCCGACGAATTTTGGTATAGTCAGCATTGAGATCGTAACATCGCCAATGCCCTTCGCTGCGCATGAATTCGCCAACGGTGACGAGCATCCAGCGCAGCTTCTCTCCATCAGCCCTCAGGTTCATGCGCTGCCCAGGCTGCATCTCGGCCAAGAAGTTATATAGCTTCAGCATGTATTTTGATGCCTCTTTGTCGGTCATCAACGCGTGAACATATTCGTCTGAGTGCTTAATGAGGTCAGAACGGATTTCCGGAGTCATCATCTTCTATGTTTGCATTAAAGTTAAGCTCGTCAATGGTGCTTCCAACCGACTGAAGGTATATCATATCTTCACTCTTGCCGTCAACCTTGCGCGTGATACGGTCGGAACCGTTGCGCATACTCTCCGGATTCAAGGTTTGAACGTAAGGACATAAGGCTGCAAAACCCTTGAGCGCCTTGGTAAACCTCTGCATAGACCAAAATGTATTTGTCACCTTTGCGAAATCCTTGAAGTCATCGTATGCCTTTTTGCGGACAATCAACCTGTCTAAGTTACCACTGTCCTTTGCAAAGTAAGTATTCGCCCACGCCTCGAAATTGTCGCCCATATCCGCCTTGTGCTTGCGCTTCATGATGTTACCCATGGGCGGTTGTATCTTAATACCGGAATGGACGGTGCTCAGATAGAACTGAAGGCAGCGGGCAAAGAAATTCAAGTCGGCATTCCACTCAGATTCTGTATAATCCGTTTGAGAAAAGAGATTTTTGCCGAAATCATCATAGATTGAACGAGTCTCTAAGTAATCGTTTTCATCGGTTTTTTGGTGGTAATAATCAGAAAATACCGTATATATCAACCGGGCATCGGAACTGGAGTCGAAGTTGCCCGGCACGTAATTCGTGCTGAAAGCGAACTTCGGGCTGCTCTCAAACTCGATATAGAAAGAATGGTTGTTTTTCGGGTTGACTGTCATACCTCCTGTGATACTGTCGTAAAACAAACCGGTATCCAAGTAACGGTGACAGTCATCAACGATGATGAAGTCGGTGTGCTGGTTGACTTGCTCAAACACGTGGTTATTATCCATCAGTTTCGGATTTCGTCCGGACAAGACTACAGTACGAAGAAACTGTTTCAGGGAAGTCAGGAAAAAGGACTTGCCCGAACGCCCATTGCACTGCCCCTCTTCGCCAATCTTGTTGTCCATGGCATACACCGCCCATGCCCGTGAGGGCGACTTGTAGCGGTGCAGGTTATAGCCAACCGCGAAGATCTTATTCACGAAATTCTGCTTTTGTTCATGAATCTCTTCGGCACTGAGTAATGGACCGGCCAAGTCGAATTTATGCTCCGCCCGGTAGGCGGCCGCCTGGTCCTGGTCTTTGTCCGCCCACAGTTCTTCTAACTCCTTGCGCCAATGAACACGACTGGAGTTGATAAGATAATCCATGTAGTGACTGTCATGTGGGTTGACGGTTACATCCCAACTCCCATCAGCTGCCCGTTTGATCGTGAAAGGCTCCGGCAGCACTTTCACCTTGTGGGGGATGATGTTGTTCGTCCAAACGTACACACCACCTGCCTCTTTGACCTCTTCTATGCCGGAACCTGTAATCTTCCAGTTCACATTGTCGAAGAACATGGTCTGGCTGTTGAACGTGTGTGCGGTGAAATTCAGGTCAATCTCATCGAGCATAGACAAGCCGCTGCCTCCAACACGAGGAGAATCCAGAATCAGATTGCGTATATCGACAGGCAGGAACCGACGCATAGCGTCACTCTTCAGGAACGACACAATATCGCCAGCCTTGATCTCGCTGACCTTAAATCTGTCCACATGCACATAGCGGGGCGTATCGCTATTATCATCCTTCAGAATGTAATAGCCGTTCAGTCTGAGAAAATAATGTAGGTATGACGAGTTGATCGTATAGGTCTTGTTGCCGTTGCGCTGCCCGATTTTCTCCTCCCAGTACTGGGCAGGCATAGCCAGTGCCAGCAAGTTGCGGAAATCCTCATTGGACGGGTGCAGTTCTACATAATCACGGAAGTCCTTGCGCGGCTTGCCCCGGCGGTCACGGTACCGTCCCAAGGATTCGGGCAGCCACACGGTATAAATGTGCAAAAATTCTAAAGCCAGTTCCGTGCCCTTACGGATGCCTGTACTATCAATGTCGGGGATATTATAGAGACGCTTCACGTATTTCATGATCTCTTTAATTTCATCAGACGTGATCTTTTGTGTCTCACTATTGAACCACAAGGGATAATACCCCAACGCCCGGACACACAGCGCATCACGCTCACCTGAGCAGATGAACGCCTCTTCGAGTTTCTGCGATATGTAAGGCTTGCCCTCATTGGCTGGATCATCAAAAAACTGCGTCTCTTGTGAGGCGTTCCATTTCGCCCAAGCAGCCTTCAGCTCGTACAGCCCATTGGTATAATACCGGGGTTTGACGCCATCAGGCGTATAGCTAAAACGCCACTGCTTGTCCGGATTCAACGGCTCATAAATCTTGTAGAAAGATTTTTCGCTCTCCGGCTTGCCGTCCGCTCCGGGAATGACACACTGACGCATCAGAATCGGGTAAGTCGGTGTGGTGTATTTGGTGGTCACCTCGCGGTTCTTGACGTAGCTGATTGACTTGGCCACATGCCAATGCAACGCATCGCAATGCTCCTGTTTCACACGAGGGCCCAGTATGGCAAGCTGCTCAGGAGTAAACGCTTCTTCAAGTTCGAAGAACCGGGAACCTTCAGCTTCATCAGCCGAAGCCGGTCTCTTGCGGATATCAGGCTTGTTGACGGAATGCTTCAGTTCGTCGGAAACATTATAGCGCGCAGCCAACAAGACAACGGCCTCGCCAAAACTGACGTGCTCCTCCCTCATGCAAATATCAATCGGGCTGGTAGCCGTTCCCTGGTCACCAAAATCGGTCACCTTGTAACAATCACCGTATTTGCGTATGCATGCGGACGCATCGTCTTCGTCCGGACGAATCTTAAATTTCTTACGGTTATCAACACATCCCTCGGCCTGTGGATAATAATACAGAATGATATCCAGACCATCATGAGAAGCGGCATATATATCTGAAGCTTTTATCATAGAGTCTTATATTAGCGGTACAAAATTACAGAGTTGCATTTTTTTCGGAAAGACCAGCCTCTCCCCCTGCCTTTAGGGGAATGTCATAGTCTCTCTTGCGAATGTTATGCGTGCCTGCATAGCAGCGTCCGTATCCGTCCCAGAACACGCGCCTGTCAGTCGGAATCCGGCACATCACTCCATTCACCAGTTTTCGCTTGAGCACACGAATGGCACCTGTCACCTTACGGACCTCGCCGGAATGGTCGGTAAGAAAGAACCGAGAGAAGGACACCCCCTCGGGTTGTGCCAGCTCCCATTCCCGGATAGTATATAGTCTGTATTGATTCATCATCAGAACTTTGTTTTTAGCGATTTGAATTATAACATTTCCAGAATCTCATCATAGGTTATTTGCCCTTTTCGCCTTTCCGGTGTCCCGACCAATGCCATACGTTCCCTTTTCCTTTCACAGAAATAGCTGCGTACACACCGGCGGAGATAATTGTAAGGATCAATTGTGAACAGTTTCTTTTCACACACACCTGATATTACACGGGTGATGATACTTTGCCATGCTTCCTTTATAACATCCTGGCTGTTAGTGAATCCTCCTGAATACATATAGCCTTTGATCTTTGATTCGTAAGTGGTAAAGGCTGATGTCATTTCCTCCATATCACTTTTTTCATAAAAGTCTATCATGATTTCGGCTATACGGACAGCCTCGCGATAGCGTTGGACCAGATCTCTTTGGGAAGAACTGTGTCTGAAAGGTATTATAACTTTCTTGCAATAATCCCCGCGTGTCATCAGAACCGGTTTGCTATCTTCCGTCATAATGACTATCCCTTTTATGGAATCAGGGGATACCTCATGCTCAACTGCATACAGGAGCCTGCCTAAAGTGAACCGATACATACGCTTCTGTTTTCTTAGCAAGTAACGTCCATCAGAACCGGGTCTTATCAGTCTTCCGGTGTTGGTGTTCCATAATTCACCATTCCTGCTTATCTCATAGTGAAATCCATGAATAAGATACCGTTGATTTTTATCTAGTGTATTCATTTTGGTTTAGTTATGAATTAAAAAGCTCATCCATATCTTGATAATCTATGCAGTTTATAGGGATATATAAATCAGGGTCATCTAATTTGATGTCAGGTCCCCAACATTCTAGTTGTTTTGCGCAATCAGCACAGAAATATTCTTCATCTTCCATTTTATTCCTTTCTTTCTTTAATATTAATCATCTTCAACGAAAGTGTTAGTCGTGTTTATCACACCAGCAGAATCAACGCTCTTACCATCCCGGATAAACACTTTTTCTCGCATTAACTCTTCATAGTCATATCGTGACATTCCGATTACACACACACGACCATCAACATACAATTTACATTTCATTAATTCAGTTTCTTCTATCGGACCGATAACATCTATTTGAATTGTTCTTTTATTCATAATTCATTCCTTTCTATATCGTTTATAGTCATATCCAGCTATTTCCGTTGAAAATCAAAAATGGCTTTCTGTAGCTCTTCACTATCTTTGGGTATATGTGTTTCATCAATATGACAATAGCAATATTTGCTGCCGTAACTGCACACGTTGAATGTATTGTTCAGAATCTCGCCATATTCCCACCGTGCATTCGGATTCGGTATCCTACCTTCCTGGAGCCACTGCCATTCTGTTTTCATGTTCTCTCGATAAGCCATGTTTTTTTTTCGCTTCTCGTCCCTTTTATCTGATGCTTTTTTGTGCTCTTTTCGTTTAGCTCTAAGCATGTCCTTTGCAGTTTCAGAGTCTTTGTGAACTTCGTTGTCTTTGTAGTATGTTGCTTTCTGCCCGTGAAAACAATTAGTCCAACGTTCTTCACCTACCGCATCAGCGTTAGGTACATAACCCTCTTTTGCCCATTGTAATGCCGTTAATGCTTCCATAGGTCTTATTGTATTAAATCCAACTTATAGCTTCAACTTTCTTAATACATCTACCATCAGGGGGAGTTATTGTGAATCCTCCATATCCTTTGACTGATTCCTGCCGGTATGCCTCCGCAGAAGATGGAGGCAGCGCTTGACAAGACGCAGCCGCCGGGTCTCCACGCAGGGAAGCACCTCCAGGGTCACCACCACCGGCGCGTCCTGCCAGGTGATTCGCGGAAACATCTCTCCGAACTGTCCTTTGGGGATGTAAAGGGCTTCCTCGCCGGTCCACATCCCCGTGTCCCTTTCGGGAGGACAGGTGAAAAGATGTCCCGTACCGTTATAGTCCACGGCAAACCAGTATGTGTTCCTCATCCTTTCTCTCCGTCCTTGTCTTTCCCGGGAAAGGAAACTATGCCTTTTCCCAGCAGGTTCCTCACTTTTGCAATGGAGATGATGCATACAAGATTGTCCGGCTTTCCTTTCACATGGATGTACCATCTTCCGGAATCGTTTCCCGCATCGAAATGCAGGGGTTGGGTACGCGGATACCTGGCATCCAGTTCTTCTATCCGGCAATGAATCTCCTCTTTCAGATCATCCAGTGCGTTCCGGTCCTTGAGCAGGCAGTCCTTGAACTTCAGGATATGGCTCTGGAGCTCGCTGCCTTTCCTATTGACCGACGCATAAGTCTGTATATAATGTATAAAGTACATACTATTATGATTTTAACGGTTTATTCTATTTCCTCGCCCCATAAATCCAGATCACTGGGGGCGGTCCTGATCTGATACGCAAGCCACAGCATGCCCAGTGCATACAGGGCCGCAAATGATATCCACAATACTGTCATATACCACCTCCTTTTATCTGCCGGTTCAGACTGATGTTCCTGCCGTCACCCATGCCTGAGTAATACGCGGAGCGGTCGGTTCCGGTCTTTCTCGGATGTGCCTTTGAAGTGCCGGCTCCTATTTTTTCCAGGTACTTGTCAATAAGCGCGTCATGGCAGCATGTTAGGGCGGTTTCCCGTGCCTCACCTTCGGAAGTGGTGGACTCCTTCAGACGCATCAGCTTGCGGATACGTTCCATGATTTTATCCGGTATGTCATTGTTCAGTTTCATGCTTGATCGTTTAATCCTCATCAAAATCATCCTTCTGTAAATCGTAGCCGGTCAGTACGGCTTCTTTCAACAACGTTTTCAGGTCATCTGACGGGCCGGATGACAGCAGTCTTCCGGCAATCTCTTCCGCACGTTCGACCGTACCGAACCAGGTGGTGTATTTCCTGCCTTCTATTGTTATGTCCTGGGAGAAGTTCACGCGGGCGGCATTGCACCTGACAGATTCCCTGGCCAGACGCTTTCCGAACCATCCGGCAAAGGCCATGAGGTCTGTATGGGAACCGGCGGCCCTGTCCATGCAACGCTCAAGGTTCTGGCTCATGCCCTCCTCGAACATGACCCTCGCAAATGTTTTCCCGGCATTGCAGCCGTTCCGGACTGCCGCATCCCGGTATATTTCCTCAAATGTTTTCATCGTTCTGTTTTTTTTGCTCTTCATATTTCATGTCCCGCTGCCGGACATCCGGCCTTCTGCAGGAATTCATTAAAATCATTGCACCCGGGATACAGGCGTTCCGACTCGTTCACCAGTATCACGTTTTCAGGAAGGAAACTCCGTATCTTTCCCAGTGCCCCGCGCCCCGGGGCGTCGTTGTCGAGAAAGGCGTGTACCTTCTCATACTTTGAAAGGAAATCCTTTGAACGGTCCACAATGGCCGTGGAGTTCAATACGCACACGTCCAGCTTTCCAAGTGCGGGCATCTCCGGATGCTCCCTTGCGTACTGCTTGAAACTGAGAAGGTCAAAAAAGCCCTCGAAAACGGCGCAGGACCTGTTGCCTTCACTGATGCAGGTAATATCCTTGGCGTAGGCGCACCCCTTGAACATGCTGTTCCGCAATTCGAAACCCCGGTGGTCGTTGGCGAATCCGAGCGCATATTTCTCACGCGGATTCCTCTCGAAACAGTAGTGGACCTCCACACAGTATTTACGGACAATCTCCCCGTCAATGCCACGTGAGGCGGCGTAGTCAAGCAGATGCCTGTTCTGAACGGGAATGACCTTCAGGACGGTCATTGGGGCGGCTGCCGGAAGCCTTCCTGACACCGTTTCCGGTTTCCGTATCGAAGGCATGGAAAGCTGCGGGGAGGTCCTCATCCTTCCGAGTTCCTTCATGGCCTGCGGAAAGGAGCAGTTTTCCACACGCATGACCAGATCCACCGCCCTGCCATACGTACCGTCCCCAAAATCATACCAGCGGTTCTCCTCCCTGAAAACCTTGAAGCTCGGGGAAGTATCGGAACGGAAGGGGGAACGGTACATGTCATAGCCGCCGTACCGTCTGGACGGCTCGTAACCGTAATGGGAGAGGATGTCTCCCAACGGGATTGAATTGGCTTCCTGTGATGTCATGGTTATGTCGCTTTAATGGTATTTTCCGTTTGATTCCTGCCGGTCCTCACGGATGGGCAGGATGAGTTTTTTAAATTTATAAATTTATTCCCGCCATCCTCGCGGACAGCTTTTCAGGGTAATTCCATCATATTGTCAACACGGCGTTTCCGGCTCCTATGCGGAAACTGCCTGCCTCATACGGCTCAGGATAAACCTGGTGGGGCTCTTGATCCTCTTGTTCCCCCAGGTTTCCTTCAGGGCGGTGTCCAGCACCATGGGCGCCACGGAGGCGAGCTGCAGGATCTCCTGCTGGTCCCTCACCGCGACCCCCAGAAGCTCGAGCGTCTTGCGGCGGTTGCGCATGGTTTCCTCCTGCCTCCTCTGCCGGTCGGCCTCTCCGTACTCGGCGTTGTATTTGGCGATATAGTTTTCAACGAGAGGATACAGGTAGTTCCCCTTGGTCAGGTGGAAATCACTCTGCAGGATATCCTCGATTGCCTTTCCGACCGGGAATTCGGGATAACAGGCCGAAAGCCGGTATATCCAGCCGGTATAATACTCGTCCACTCCCAGATACTTGAGCTTTCCCGGAAGAGAATCCCTGTCCTCATCCTTCTCCCCTTCACCGGAGGCTTGTGTCGGAGGGGTTGGGGAGGATATTTTATTTTCTTTTATTTTATACGGTTTATTTTCGCGAGTTTTGTCCGCTTCTTCGCGAAGTTCCTTTTCAGCGGCGAACAATGTGCGTATGCGAGTCACAGCCTGCCGGATTTCCTTCCCATCCTCCGGAAGGGAAGCCGGAGATCCGCATTCATGTGCCGGGGTGTCCTGCTGTTCACAAGTGGCATGCGGTATGGTGGCGGACTCCGGTGACGGTTCCGTTTCCAGCAGAAGGATGCTTTCCGGAATGCCGGGCTTGCGGTGGATGGCCTTGCAGATGCCTACATACAGTTCCTGTATCTCCTCACTGGTCAGAATCTGTTTGTCCTGCCACAGTTCTTTGTTGAAAAGGCCCAGTTCGGCGCAGTAGTCGATGATGTCCGAAACCTTGTTCTCATCCATACGGGAATAGTCCGAGATGTCGAACAGACCGTCGGCATCCATAACCATATAGCATCCCTCGACACGGTAGATCTCGTTTACAATGAAATGGAACACACCCCAGCCTTCCATTCCAAATTTATTTTTTAGTCTCTTTACTTTCGGATCATAGAAATGATCGGTTTCGAACCTGAAATAGGTGAAACCCTTTTTAGCTGTTTTTGGCATAAGCTTTATATTTAAAGTGGATAATACATCAGCTGGCCGAAAGCTCGAACTCCTTGGGAATGTCGGGATATCGGGAGAGCAGACCGCAGGATCTGACATGATCCATATAGTTCCGCTGTATGTCAGCGGAAGTCAGGATGCGGTGTTTTTCGTATAGCTCACCGTTGAAAAGTCCGACTTGTATGCAGCCGTTGACAATTCTTGTGACATCTTCCAAAGAGGCATTCCAGTAAGAGGCCACCGCCTGCGCCGTTTCCTCGCACCACAGCAGGAGGTAGCTCCCGTTGTGGAGTGTCTCGTTTACGAGATACCGGTAAATGCTGTAACCGGAAAAACCGTATTGGCGGGTGAGTCTTCTGACTTTCATGTCAGAAAATTGGGAAGTGCTGAGCTCATAGCAAGGATGTGTTCCGCATTCCTGGCGCCGTACAGCCCGTGACAGGCGGCGGCTTGTTCCGTTTGTAAAGCTTTGGGTATTCAT